CAAGTCAACATGAGGTGTAGTGGTTGGGAAACAGCAGCCTTTGGTGTTGGTATAAAGATCCAACCCGAAGCAGTCATTATCCACAACCATGTCGAATACAACAAAACCGCACAAGGCTATGGCTTTGAAACAGAAGAAGCAGTCCAGGAAGAAAAACCCAAAGCACCAGCAGGGTTTGAAACAGTTGGAGCAGGGGACGAATTTTAGAAGCAAGTTTGAAGCTGGAATAGCAGCTACATTACAAGCAGAAAAAGTTCAATTTAGTTATGAAACACTCAATATTAACTACCAAATCAGTTGCACTTATAAGCCTGATTTCATCCTTGACAACGGCATCTGTATTGAAACTAAGGGATTCTTCTCGAAAGAAGACCGCAGAAAACATATTGCGATCAAGACGCAAAGACCCGAACTAGATATACGATTCTGTTTTCAAAATAGTAAAACAAAATTGAGTCGTGGCAAAAGAAGTTTAACCTATGGTGCTTGGGCAACCAAGCATGGTTTTCTCTGGAGTCATGGCTCTATTCCCAGAGATTGGTATGAAGAACAACAACAACAAAAGCAATTATGTAAGAAAGGCAAGCTGCCCTGAGTGTGGAAGTAAGGATAATATGGCTATTTATGATGACGGACATGGGTTCTGTTTTGGCTGTAGCTATACCTACCAACCACCTAGAGAAAAACCACGAAAATCTTTTATAAAAACTGTGAAGAAACCATTACTGAAATTTGTCATGCCAAAGGCATTACCAAAACGTGGAATCACTCAAGAGACTTGTGAACTATTTAACTATGGAATCACAGAACATAATAATGTACCTGTGCAGGTGGCAACCTATGAAGATTCTTTAGGAAGACCAGCAGCACAACATATACGCTATCAGAATAAAAGATTTATATGGCTAGGAGATGTAAGCAACCTGCAACTATGGGGTCAGAGACTATGGAGACAACACAATACAGGAAATATGTTTGTCACTATTACTGAAGGTGAAATAGATTGTATGTCTGTTTCACAGGCTCAAGGTAACAAGTTTCCTGTAGTAAGTTTGCCTTCTGGTTCACAGTCGGCTAATAAATATATAGCAGCAAATTTAAAATGGTTATCTCAATTTGTACGAATAGTTCTGTGTTTTGATAGTGACGAGCCTGGCATGGTTGCTGCCGAAAAAGCAATTAAAATCTTACCTGCTGGCAAGGCAGCTATATGTAGACTCCCTAGAAAAGACGCTAATGAAATGCTCCTCGCAGGAGAGGGGGAAGAACTTAGAGATCTCTTATTCAGGGCAACACCTGTTAGACCAGATGGGATACTTAATGCCAGTAACCTCTGGAAAGAACTAACAAAGAAAGGTACTAATAGTATCTGTCCTTTTCCGTTCCCACAGCTTGATAACTTTACAAGAGGATTTCATAAACAGCAGATGGTATGTATAGCTGCTGGTAGCGGTACTGGTAAATCAACTATCTGTAGGGAATTGGCTCATCATTTTATCAAGAATGATTTGACAGTTGGATATATAGCTTTGGAAGAATCAGTACAGAGAACTATGCAAGGAATCTTAGGTGTTGAGGTAAACAAACCACTGCATCTTGAGGATGATATTGAACATGACAGTTTAAAACAGTCGTTTGATAAGTTGTTCGGTACAGGAAAACTATTTTTATATGATCACTTTGGTTCAATTGATCCTGATAGATTAGTCGAACAGATACAGTATCTTGCTACAGCAGAAGGTGTGGATGTAGTAATACTTGATCACTTAACAATAGTTGTGTCAGGAATCTCTGACTTAGATGAAAGAAGAGCGTTGGATGTAGTCTGTACCAAGCTTAGACAGGTGGTTGAATCCACTGGTATAGGTTTAATCATTGTCTCTCATCTGCGTAGGCCAGAAGGTAAGGGACATGAGGAAGGTAATAAGGTAAGTCTTAATCATCTGCGTTCTTCTCATTCAATCGCACAGCTATCAGATCTTGTTGTTGCCTGTGAAAGAAATCAACAGGGGGATGTAGCTGAAAGAGCAGAACTACAACTGAGAGTACTGAAGAATAGACATACAGGGATGACAGGTGAGATAGACAAACTATTGTATGACGATAAAACTGGAAGGTTAGTTCTTCCGTTATCCAACTACTTTGGAGACTGATGACAATTCCTCAAACTTATCTGATTAGAAAAATTTCACAAAAAGAATGTTATGAATGGTTTGTTTATAAACATTATTTAAAGCGTCTTGCGTCTTTTTCTTTTTGCTTTGGCCTTTACCATAATTCTGTTTTAAAAGGTGTTTGCAGTTTTGGTAGACCTGCTGCTCATGGTGTTGTTAAAGGAGCTTTAAGTGGCAAATATATGGACTCGTTTTTAGAGCTAAATAGATTAGTTGTTGAAGATAATTTAAATAGGAATGTACTTTCATTTTTTCTTTCACGCAGTTTGCAACAATTACCAAAACCAAATGTCATAGTTTCATATGCTGATTCTTCAAAGGGTCATCATGGTTACATATACCAAGCAACTAATTGGATATACACAGGACTTTCAGCAAAAAGAAAAGACTATAAAATTAAAGGGCATGAAGATCTGCATTCGGCAAGTTTAATGGACAGAGAAGGCAGACATATAGGTAAAGGTAAGGTTGCTATGATGAGAAAAAAATATGGTGATAATTTATATACTGAAGATAGGCCGAGAAAGCATAGATACTTTTATTTTCTAGGTAATAAAACCCAAAAAAAAGATATGAAAAAAAACTTAGCTTATAAGATCGAACCATATCCAAAAGGTCAGAACCAATATTACAACTCTTCTTACAATCCATCTACACAACTTTATCTTTCATTATGACTTTACTAATTGATGCTGATTGGCTTATCTATTCCTCATGCTGTGCCTGTGAACAGGATGTTAGATGGAATGAAGACTTACATACATTACATGCTGATGAAAGAGATATACATGAAATGATTGATGGCAGAACTGCACACTATCAAGCCATTGCAGAAGACAAAGAAGATGTTGTTATGTGTTTCACTCAGTATCCAACCTTTAGACATACCATCTACCCAGAATATAAAGCCAACAGAAAACATAAGAGAAAACCATTAGGTCTATCAAAGATCATTGAACAGACTAGAGAAAGGTATAAATCTGAAAGCTATGAAGGGTTGGAAGGTGATGATGTTATGGCAATACTTGCAACCAGTAAAAAATATCCTGATCCTATTGTTGTCTCAGTTGATAAGGACATGAGATCTGTACCCTGTACCCTGCTTGCAGGTGATGATCTTGAACTTATAACCAGACGTAAAGCTAACAGACATTGGATGATACAAGCTCTTACAGGTGATTCTACTGATAACTATTTTGGTATAGATAAAGTAGGACCAGTAACAGCAGAAAAGATATTAGGTGAAGCTAAAACACTTGAACAGATGTGGGAGAAGGTAGTAGCTGCTTATGAGAAAAAGAAATATAACTTTGCTGATGCTGTTCTTAATGCACAACTGGCAAGGATTTTAAGAGATGGAGACTTTGACTTTCAGACAGGTGAAGTATCTCTGTGGACTCCATAAAAATATAAACCTGCTATACTTTATTATCAAAAGTGAACTACAATACATATAAATCTTTCTAATCATGCCATCTGAAAAACTACCAGTTATTACAGATGAATTGATTTTTGCCTTAGATCAAACCTTCCCACACCGTCATCCTGACTTGTCTTTATCTGATAGAGAGATATGGTACAAAGCAGGGCAACGATATGTTGTTGATTATTTGATTGAACAACAGGCAAGACAAAAAGATACCATGCTTACTAACACAGTCTTGGAGAATTAGCTATGTGTTTGAGTAGACCCAAACCACCACCTTTACCAGAACCCAGACCTACCCCACCGAAACCTGAGAAGACTGCAAAAAGAGTTCTTGTCAGTTCTAATAGACCTTCACAAAAAGATGAGGCGAAGAAAAGAACTGATCAAAGAAAACAACGTGTCAGAAGGGTTGGTACTGCTATGTTAAGAATACCCTTAACAGGAAAAACTAATTTGAGGTATTGATTATGTGTCAAGGTGTCGTAAGAAAAACTGATTCTTACAAGAAAAAAGAACAGAAGAGATTAGGTGATGCACCTCGTTATATAGATCAAATACCTTCTGATGCTCCTAAAGGAACAGACATGGCAGCAGGTTTACTTGATGCAATTAGACCGCCTGAAAAAAATACAGTAGATCCATCAAAACCAAAAACTTTAAAAACTGGTACTACAATTAGTGGTCGACAAGTGCGAACATCTACTAGACGAAATAGTAGAAGAGGAAGATCTGTAAGAACAGGAAAAAGGGCAGGGACTGATTCTCTTCGTATTCCTCGCAATGCCAACACAGGTGTTGGGAATCTAAATTACTGACATGGAAGACACAACACAAGGACAGACTGCTGCTGGTAGATATGCACAACTACAGAGTGCAAGATCTACTTTTGATAGAGAAGCAAAAGAATCATCAAAGTTAACAATTCCTAGTCTGATCCCAGAAAGCACCACAGGTACAAGAGCAAAAATAAAAACTCCATTCCAGGCTGTAGGTGCTAGAGGTGTGAACAGCCTTGCATCTAAACTATTGTTTGCATTGCTTCCACCATCTACTGCCTTCTTTAAACTTAGTATTGATAGTCTTGAACTGCTGAAGCAGGGACAGGAAGGGTTGGAGACAGAGATTGATAAAGGATTACGCACAATAGAAACAGCTTTGATGAATGAGATAGAAATATCTAATGATCGTGTAGCTATGTTTGAAGCATTAAAACATCTTATTGTTGGTGGGAATGTTCTTCTCTATCTAACAGATGACGGATTGAAGGTTTATCCACTATCAAAGTTTGTATGTAAGCGTGATGCTGTAGGTAATGTATTAGAAATCATCACACAGGAATCAGTAAACCCTAAAGCCCTTTCACCAGAGTTCTTAGAACAGATTAAAAAGAAAGAGAACTATGATGAGAAGACAATGGAAGGTGACCTTGATATATACACATGTGTTAAGAGAGTTAATGATGACTTCATGTGGTATCAGGAATGTAAGGGGGAAAAGATACCAGGTACTGATGGCAGATCAAAAATAAATGTATCACCTTGGATAACTCTAAGGTTTGTTCGTATTGATGGTGAAGATTATGGAAGAGGTTATGTAGAAGAATACAGAGGAGACTTGATCAGTTTAGAAGCTTTGATGCAGGCAATCATAGAAGGTGCAGCAGCATCAGCTAAGACTTTATTCCTTGTTAATCCTAATGGTGTTACCAGAGCAGCAACATTAGCTAAAGCTCCTAACGGTGCAATACGAGAAGGATCTGCTGCTGATATATCTGTCATGCAAGTCAACAAGGGTGCAGATTTCAATGTATCTTTCTCCGCTATACAGCGTATTGAATCAAGACTTGAATATGCTTTCCTTATGGCACGTTCTGTACAGAGAGATGCAGAAAGAGTTACAGCAGCAGAAGTTACCATGATGGCTAATGAACTTGAGAACTCTTTAGGGGGTATCTATTCAATACTGACACAAGAGTTTCAGCTACCATATTTAAAACGTAGGATGCACATGCTTGTCCGATCAGGCAAAGCACCTAAGTTACCAGAGAAATTGGTGAAACCTAAGATCGTTACTGGGGTACAAGGTCTTGGTAGAGGTAATGATCGTAATAAGCTTATTGAGTTTATCGGCACAGTAAGTCAGGCTTTAGGTCCAGATATTATGCGTCAATACATGAATGTAGATGAAGCGATAAAACGGTTAGCAAACTCAATTGGGATAGATACTGCTAATCTAGTGAAGACACAGGAAGAGATACAGGCTGAGATGGAAGCTATGCAACAGCAGCAACTTATCCAGCATCTCGGACCTGCTGCTCTGGGATCTCCTTTATTAGATCCTAAAAATAATGCTCAGGCACAACAAGTAACGGAGGAAACTAATGCCAACCAAGAAGCCTAAATCAACACCAGAAACAGATACAGCAAAGGCTGTGGTCAGCAAACTAGGTGTTAATGATGAACCTAAAAAAACTGGCCCTAGAGTGGTCGAAACCAAGAATGGCCGTACAATGACTTATAGCTAATTAAATTTTATGACTTCATCCCAGGTAAATGTCACAGAGACACCACCAATGTCTCAACAAGATTTAGAAACTCTTGCTAAAAATGAAACTGATGAGAATGGTCTTATCTTAGGTAAGTTTAAATCAGTAGAAGATCTTGCTGCCAGTTATAAAGAACTGGAAGGTAAGTTAGGACAATCAACAAAAGAAGATCAATCAGAAACAACAGAAGAAACAGAAACTACTGAACCAGAATTTAATGCAAAAGAATTTTATGGTGATGGTCTTGCAAATGTATTAGAAGAAGTTGGTATTGATCCACAGGAAATTTCTAACAGGTTTACAGAAACTGGTGAAATTAATAATGATGATTATTCCAAGTTAGAAAAAGCAGGTTTCTCTAAACAGGTAATCGACACTTACCTTGATGGATTAAAAGGAACTTCTAATGCTGCCAGTGAAGATATAGCTACTGCTCAGATACAGGCGATTAAAGATTCAGTCGGTGGTGATGAAACCTACAGTAAGATGGTTTCATGGGCTGTTGAAAATCTCCCTGATAATGAAGTTAAGGAGTTTAATTCTTTAACCGAGACAGCAAATGCAACTGCTATTAAACTGGCAGTACAAGGTCTTTATTCTCAATACAATAACGCTATGGGTGTTGAACCAAACTTAGTATCAGGTCGTGCTTCTCAAAGTGGACCTACACCATATAGATCAACAGCAGAAGTAGTTACTGCCATGTCTGATCCACGCTATGGTAAAGATGTTACATACACTGAAGACGTTCAAAGACGTTTAGGTGGTAGTGATGTATTTAATACTGGTCGTTAAAGATAAAAAGAATAGTAGTAGTTTAAAGATTGCCTAAAGGTGTTATATTTTAAATAACTACTTATCTTTAATCTTAATATCCATAGTGCCTGATGCGTCAGATAACACTTAAGAGAAAGGACAGAAGCAAGTTAGTTTCTCAAGTTTATTAATCAATCCAAAGGAGTTTAAATTATGGCTAACGCCACAGTTTCACGCCTTGGTCTGGTAAATAATAGTGGAACAGACTACGAAGCTCTGTTTCTGAAAGTGTTCTCTGGTGAGGTTCTTACAGCCTTTGCTAGAAATAACATCTTCAACGATCAGCTTCATTCAGTTCGTACTATTACTTCTGGTAAGTCAGCACAGTTCCCAGTAACAGGAACAGCTACAGCGGCTTATCATAGTCCAGGCACTCCTCTCGTAGGAGCAAACCAGATCTTGGCAAATGAGAAGATTATTTCTATTGATGATCTTTTAATATCACAAGCTTTCGTCAGCAATCTTGACGAGCTTATGAATCATTACGATGTAAGAGCTACATACGCTGATGAATTAGGTAAGGCTTTAGCTAAGACCTATGATCAGAACGTAGCGAAGGTAATTGCTAATGCTTCAAGAGCTTCAACAACACTTACAGGTGGCAATGGTGGATTAGTTTCTACTCTTGCTTCTGGTAATACAGCTTCAGCAAACGTCACAGGTGATGAGTTAGCAGCAGCTATCTATGACATCGCACAGGCATTTGATGAAAGAGACATCCCTCCAACAGATCGTTTCTGTGTGTTACCACCTGCTGAGTATTACAAGTTAGCTGAGTCAGCTACAAGAACAGTAGATGTTGACTACAACCCAGGTGGAAATGGTTCATTTGCTTCAGGTCGTGTACAACAGATTGCTGGTATTCCAGTGATGATGAGTAACAACGTACCTCAATCAAACGTAGGATCTAACCCAAGTGGAGCTAACAACACCTACTCAGGTGATGACAGCAAAACTATCGGTCTTGTCTTCCACAAATCGGCGGTGGGGACAGTTAAGCTTATGGATATGACTACTGAGATCTCTGGTTCTGACTATGGAATCATGTATCAAGGTACATTGATGGTTGCTAAG